CATAATTTACAAGCTCTACATTTTGGATTTTGCCGATTGTAAAAATCGTAATGGATTATAACTATGCTCATTTATTATCTTCTCCGCTTTTTATTTCCCATCCATTTCCTCTTAATTTAATTTCATCTGTTTTTCGCCATCTACACTCACTTATTTTTTGAACGGGGTTGACCCTTAGTTGACCGAGGGTGGACTTAGATGCTAAAATTAGGAAAATTTAGTCAACCAAAAACACGGGAGAAGATATGAGAATTAAAGAGATTAAATATGAAAGGCTAGTAAACGACGGAAATTTTTCTCACAGAAAACTAAGTATGGTTTGTGAAATTTCCAAAACAGACGACCCTAAAAAAGCCTACAACCACCTCAAAAAGCTGGTTGATTCTGCACTGGAAAAAGGTGAGTTCACAGAAGACGACATTCCTTTTTAAATCATGACCCCCGTAACCCAAAAAGAAATCAAAGACCTCACCGGCCTAAGTAAACAATTTATTTCCAAAGAATGCAAAAACGGTAAACTTACTATGTGCATGATGGACCGCAAAAAAATGGTCGATCTTGACGGGTACCTCACAATCGAATGGCTGAAAACAAAAAAGGATAGATTCTCAGGTAAAAAAAAACCAACGCCAATCCCAATCAAAGACAAAATTAACTTAGATTTAATTAGCGAATCCAATAACCCTTCTGGGCTTCCTTCTCCTGATGGTGAATCAAAAAGTTTAAAAGAAGTAAAGCTTGCCGAACAAATCGAAGAAATCAGAATCAAAAACCAAATCAAGCGCGCCGATCTTGTCCAGAAAAAAACAGTAATAAAAGTATTCAATCGATTTTACGGTATCCACGAAACACAATTCAAATCATTGGGTGTTAACGCCGGCCCTAAAATTTCGTCAATCTACAATAAAGCAAACTCTGTAAAGACTGAAGAGGTGTTAAAGCTACTCGATAAATCAGAAGATAAAAATCTAAAATCTGACATCAAGAAAATATTAAACTCAGGCGAACCAGAAAGAATAAACCAGATGAATCAAACGCTTGAGGACGCCACCGGATCTATATTGAAATCGATACAGATAGAAATAGATAAATTTTTGAAACATGTTGAGGAGTTGAAAAAGGTATGAAAATAAAATGGGATGAATGGAGAGGGTCATTAGACGGAAGACCAACGATGTTTATTAAAAATTATTTCTCTCATTCTGGTTTTAAATTTGATCTTCATAAATTTATTAAGAAGGATGACGAGCAATGTTTTCACACACACCCAGCTAAAAGTTTTAGGATAGTTATATGGGGTGGTTACATTGAAGAAATGGAAAATGGAGATATAAAAACTTGGTTCCCATTGCGGTGTGGTTTTGTGCAACCCTCACTTTCACATAGAATTTCAGGATTAATCAAAGGGGCTTCATATTCATTGTGGTTTCGATGGCCAAAAACAGATGAAATTAAATTAAGAGGAAATGGATGGGAAATAAAAAGCGGAGAAGATAATAAATGAGCATAGTTATAATCCATTACGATTTTTACAATCGGCAAAATCCAAAATGTAGAGCTTGTAAATTATGGGAAACAGATGAAGGAAGAAAGTTTTCTTATTATGGAACATGCACAAGTGAAACAACAAAAATAAAATTTAAGAATAACAGGGCTGGTAATGCTAAAGCTTGTACATCATTTGAAGTTGCAAGCGGTTTATGACATCCACCACCCTCAACAAATACCTATCAGCCGACCTCTCATTTTTCCATGAAATGAATCGGCGAATGCCAACCAAACAACCAGAAAAATATATCTCAAAATATATTGACGGTCATAGAATACTACCACCTGGCAGCCCCTACCCGGGAATCTACCGAATAAACAGAACACCCTACATAATAGAAATAATAGACAACTTTGGGCCTTACTCTGAAATCAGACACGTAGCAATAAAAAAAGGTGTTCAGATTGCAATGACGACAGCCGCCGAAAACATGATTGCCTTTTACATGCAGGAACGCCCAGGCCGTGTCATGTATATGTCGGCGACCGATGACCTACTTGAAATATTCAGCAGTGACCGACTCGATCCCCTGATTGATAGCATAGGGATGCGCGACATGATAAGCGACCAATCAGAAGCATTTAACAGTAGAAAAACAGGCGACAAATCAAAATACAAGCAATACCCAGGCGGCGTTTTAATCCTGACTTCTGCACAATCAGCTGGAAAAATGCGTTCAAGTTCAATTCAATTCATGATTAGAGATGAAATTGACGGAGCACCGCGACAATTGAGGACAGGAGAAGGAAATTTTTTATCTGTATCAGAGGGGCGGCTCGAAGCATTCGGCGACAGAGGAAAAATATTAGACTTGTCAACGCCAACCTTGCACGGTGAATCATTAATTGATGACCAATATGATAAAGGAGATCAGCGCCTTTTTATGGTAGAGTGCCCAAACTGTGAAAAATTTCAATTCTTATCCATGGGAACCGAAAAAAGCAACTACGGTTTAAAAGGCGACTACAAAGGTGGCGAACTAATAACAGGCTGGTATCAATGTTTTCATTGTCACGACGCGATATTTGATCATCACAAACAAGGTTTACTCGACAGCGGCCATTGGGAACCATCAGTTAAACCAATTGACAGGTATTTCAGGAGCTACCATCTACCAAGTTTTTATAGTCCTCCAGGGTTTACAAGTTTCACAAAAATGAGAAAAAAGTATGACATTGCCATGGAAAAAGGCGACGACGAACTGCGGTCATTTACCAATCTATATTTAGGAAAATCATTCAAACCATCCGGCGAACGCCCAAAACTCGAAAGCGTTTACGAACTTCGCAGCACCTATAAATCCGGCACTGTTCCAAGTGGCATGCTTTATTTAACGCTGGCTGGGGATGTTCAGTCAGGGCGTGATATTTATAAAGAACATTCCAATGCAGAAATAGATGAAGAAGTTACAAAGTTCACAGCAAAAAGAGACTACAAAAAACTTGAAGGGCTGCCACGTCTTGAATTTGAAGTAATGGGCCACGGTGTTGATTTTCGGACGGCATCTATTGAGTATAAAATATTTTACGGAAGGATTGACGACCACACCGCAGGGGCTTGGGAAAAATTAACAGAATGGATTCAAGACACAGAATTAGTATTTAAAAGAAAAGACGATTTTAAATTTGGTGTTAAAATGATCTTCATTGATTCAGGCATGGGAAAATATACGGATGTTGTTTATAATTATTGTGAGTCGCTACCGAATACATACGCAATTAAAGGAGAAAGAGAACTTAAAAAAGACAAACTTAAAACCGCAACTATTGATGAAATGTCAAGAGGAAATTATACAAGGTTCAGATTATCCAATTCAGGGAGTTACAGTTTTGTTTTGATCAATACGAACTATTACAAAATAAACATTTACAAAAATCTTAAAAATAAAACCGACCCCATAAACGGACAACCACCAAACAGCCACCAAACGCCCAGCGACTATCCCGACTCGTACTTCAAAGCACTTACCGCTGAAGAAATGAAAAAAGATGGTAGTTTTCATAATACAGCACAAAGAAGGAATGAAGCTCTTGACCTTTTTTGTTACAACAAATGCGCTTCAGATTTTTGGATCGAGGGGTTAATAATGGCAGATCGTGACCAAATAAAAAGAAAATTTTCACATTACACCAAGGATAAATTAATAGAATTAGTTAATAGAAAAACAATTACAGAAAGATTTTTAAATGAATTAAGAAGATCGGGGTGGTGATAAATGACAGCTAAAAAATGTAAAATATGTAAAAAAGAAAAATCTTTTTCAGCATTTAGTAAAAAGAAAGGAGGCAAATATGGTTTATTTACTATGTGTAAAAAATGCAGAAATGTATTGGAAGTTGCCTATCGCTCAGACAACAAGGAAAAAATAGCTTTAAGCAGTAAAAAATATAGAGACAAGAATAAAGAAAAAATAGCTAAATCAAGTAAGGAATATTGTAAACGAAATCCTGAAAAAATAGCAGCGGGGAAAAAGAAATATTATAACGAAAATAAAGAAAAAATGGATGAATATCGAGTAAAATGGGAACAAGAAAACCCTGAAAAAAGAGCCTTAATTGTAAGAAAATGTTGTGAAAAAAATAAAGAAAATAGAAGTATCCGACGATCGCATAGAAATAAAAATGATCCTCAATATAAATCATCAACATTATTAAGATCTAGACTAAGTTCAGCATTAAAAAACGCTAAAGCAAAAAAACATTCCAACACAATGGACTTGCTAGGATGCAATATAGAATTCTTTATAGAACATATTGCATCACAATTCACCGCTGGAATGAGCTGGGATAAATTTGGGTATAAAGGTATTCATCTTGACCATATAAAACCATGTGCGTCTTTTGATTTAACAGACCAAGAACAACAGCGTGAATGTTTCCATTGGTCAAACCTCCAACCACTTTGGGCTGAGGACAATATGAAAAAAGGTTCTCGATATGTACCAAACCACTCAAAAATTTAACCATCTTGTAAAAAAAAACATATTAAGTTAATATTCTCGCATGGCATGCATAACAGCTGAACGCAAATCCACATTAGAATCAGACCTCGTAGCAATTAAACTACAAATCATTGCTATTGATAACGCTATGACCGGCGCTTCATTATCCGGCACAAAATCGTATTCTTTCGACAGCGGAACCGGTAGAGCATCCGAAGTTTTTAATTCGCCTATGGAATTGATTGACTCACGACGAAGACTTGCCGCCACCCGTGACCGTATACAACGAGAATTAGACGGTCAATCACTCCTCAGAACACAGGTAAGACGATGATAGGTGAGAAACTATTAAAAAAAGTAACAGCCTATTTTGGAGGTTCCACACCTAAACAATCACAACCTATCTCTGATTCCCTCGCATTGATGCGCCAAAACAAACCATTCGAAGCTCACAGTAATACAGGAAATTTTGGACTAATAAGCAGCACCACGCGCAGCGGCGGCAAATCAGCCAGAGGATTATCAAGATATGAAAGTGTTTTAATCAAGGATCATTGGGCACTTAGACAAAACACCCGCGTTGTAGTTGACACATCCACACAAGCCCGCGCAATTTTAAACAGGTCGAAAGATACAGTTGTGGGCAACGGATTAAAACCAGATCCACGGCCAGCGTTCAATATTTTAGGTATTACAAGGGAAGCAGCCAAAGAATGGGCTGAAAATTGGGCTGAAATCCTTAATTTATGGGCATTATCCAAAGATTCCGACCTAACAGGACACAATAATTTTTATCAAAATCAAGCACTAATCAAATGGTTTTTAGACCGTGACGGTGAATTCTTCATAAGATTGACATATTCAGACGATCCAAATCTAATAAACCCCGTACAAATCAGTTTTATAGACCCAAATCAAATCAGAGGCGACGAATTCACAACCAGTTTTGGGCCAACAGTTCAAGACGACGGCATAATTAAAGACGATAACGGCAAACCTACTGCTTACAAAGTCTGGATGACAGATAATAAAAAGATAGGTCACTTTAGAAATGTCGTAATCCCTGCATTCGATGAAAAAACAGGCCGCCCGGTCATGATTCATGGTTTCAAGCGCGAATGGGCAGGACAAACACGCGGTATTCCGGAAATTAGCCACAGCTTACAAGAATATGAAGACATCACAAGTTTTGACGCAGCGACCACTAAAAAGCGAACAATTGAATCAACATTAGGCTTAATCGTAGAAAATGAGCAACAAGACCCCGGCGACCTCGGACTTGCAAGCATCAATAATCAAGAAGGCGCTGGATTAGTCACCACAGAAAAATCGGCACCCACACCAGCTCCAACAAATTTAGGTGTAAACGGTGTCACTTCTTGCGTGATGGATGAAGCTACGTTCACAGAATCAGGTTCGGTGGTTGTACTCGGTGCTCAACAAGGTGATAAACTAAAAGCCATTCCAGCAGCAACCCCAGCCGAAAAAACAGGTGAATTCGTTGATTATAAAATGGGATATCTTGCCCCTGCGTTTGGGATGCCGGTCACTATTGCAAAAATGCAAATGGGTAAAGCTCATTCAGCAAGTCGCGCAGAACTTGGCATGTACGCCGATATTATTGCGATTAAAATATCCGATCTCGCAGCTGATGCCCTCAATACAATAGCTGGCGCTGTGCTCAGTGAAGAAATTGCAGCCGGACGGGTTCAAGCCCCAGGATTTTCAGACCCAATTTTAAAAGCGGCCTGGTCAAACATGAACTGGATAGGAAACCCCCTACCAGACGTGGACCCACTAAAAACAAAGCAAGGAATCAAGCTTGATCTTGAATTAGGCTTAACTGATTTCGACACCGAAGCCCAAAAACTAAATGGTAGCTCTGGAGAAGCAAACAGATTAAAACTTGCAAAACAACTTGATGAATTACCGACTGATCCATTTGAATTAAGAGAATTAGAAGAAAACACAGATCATAATGACGACGAAACCGAAGACGATGAGGATTAATGACTGAAGATAACAGATTTATAAACGGATTTGAACATTTCATAGATAGAAAATTTATATTAGCAGTTCAAATGGGCAAAGTCCCAGGTGCTACTATAACTGCTATATTTGCAGAAAATCCTAGTATAGCATCCGCAACACCCGCCGATATCTGGGACTTTCCAGATGAGCCCATCTACACATTTTCCACTACAGCTGCAATCGATACTATATCTAGCGACAATGCAGGTGATTCTGTTTTGATGGTTATACTAGGCTTAGACGGAGATTTTAAGAAGGTCACACAAACAGCCACATTAAATGGATTAAACAAAGTTACGTTGGGAACTCCATTATTAAGAGTAACAAGAATTTTTAATGGAAATGGAACTGATTTGTTAGGTAACGTTTATCTATATGAAAACACAGCAATAACAGCAGGCGTACCTGATGATTCGTCTAAAGTAAGAGCTTACGCGGCGATTGCTGAGCAATCCTCACTTATGGGTGTTTTAACTGTTCCTGCAGGCGTAACAGGCTTTTTCTTAGGTTTAACAACCTCAATATCAAGATTGCCTTCGGCTACAGCATGTGTTTTTACAGGTAAAGTCAGAACATTTGAAGGTACTTTTCTTACCGCAATTAGATACAACATGACATCAACGGGCTCATCACATGTTGTAATTCCAGCTACAGCGGCGACGAGGTTCCCTGAAAAAACTGATTTTGTAGGACATGCAAGCGTAGACACAAACGCGACTGGCGTTAGCGCAACATTTGATTTACTTTGTCTTGAAAATGATAAATTTGGGCTGGTATAATGGAAGATACAACACTGGAAGTACATTTTAAAAATATAAATGATAAACTTGACAATCTCAGTGTTGACCTAAAAGAAAGTGATGGAAGACAGCGTAGCCAATACAGAAAAGTCATTATAATAGAAGAACATCAAAAAATAATGAAAAAAGATATTGAAGATCATAAAACAAATGTTCGTTGGGGGATTGGAATTATCATGCCAACAATCACAGCTGTGTTATTATTTATAGGGAATTATTTCATACCAAAATCAGGATAAAATAAAGTTACTTGTATTCTGTATGCTAATATTTTAAACTGAAAAAAATAAATCTAAAAAAGATATGAACAAAATATTATATTTGATGCCAGAAACAGAGTTAAAAGCGTTTTTCGATTGTTCGCGAGAACTGAGAGAAGCTGCAATGACTATGACACCCGAAGACGTCAAATCCCACAAACAAGAAATATTAGAAAGTGTTCAAATCAATGAAGTAGTTGATGGAAAAATACCACCCATGGCTGTTGACATTGACGGCGTTGCTCATATCCCAATCCAAGGCATGTTGACTAATCATGTCAGCCCCTCCGCAGGTTTTTTCGGCGAATCAATCACAACTTTTGAATTTTTATCTACAGCAATAGCCCAAGCAGAAGCAAGCGAACACGTAGAAGAAATTGTATTTGAAATCAATTCAGGCGGTGGCGAAGTCGACGGCTTGGAGGCCGTAGCAAATGCTATATTCAACACAACAAAACATACAACTGCAAGAGTTCATGGAATGGCGGCCTCCGCGGCCTTTTGGCTTGCAAGTCAAACCGATAGAATTATTGCAACTGGCAGAACTTCGAGTGTTGGAAGTATCGGAGTTGCAGCTGAATTTATTGACCGTTCCGCACAAGATAAAGCCGAAGGTGTCAAACGAGTTATTCTAACAAGCACCGACGCACCAGAAAAACGATTAGATATCACCACAGCCGAAGGCCAAAAGCAAACAGTCAACAGACTCGACGAAATCCACGCTGTTTTTGTAGATCATATTGTCAGAGGAATTTCAGCCAGACACCCAAACGTAAACGCTAAATTCGTAAACAAAAATTTTGGTAAAGGCTCAGTAATGGCCGCCGATGCAGCTTTAAAAGTCGGAATGATCGACGAGATCGAAGGAATTACAACACAAACAACAACAAACAACGGTGGGAAATTGGCAGCCTCCGCCGAAACTCCAAAGGATCTGCCAGAAACCAACCAAACAAAAAAGGAAGATATGAAATTATCTGAGTATTTAGCACAAAACCCAGAGGCAAAAGTTGATTTTAACAACCTTATTGCCGATGCAAAAACAGAAGGCACCCAAGAATTAAAAACAGAACTTCAGGCATATGCAAAAATTGTCCAGCCAATCGCGACATCTGGGAGTTATAAAAAGCGAATTAATGTTGCAGGATTCGAAGTATTAAGTGGTGTACGCTCACTACAATCATTCACTGACATGGTAGCGGTTGTTGATGAAAACAACGAAGCTGACAAGTCCGAAGGGGTTCAGAAAGATCAACCAGAAGGAACCGCAGCCGAAGACCAAGAAATTGACAACGGCGAAACATTAAAATCACCAAAAGTTCAAGCAGCAATCACCGATTTGAAAAAAAATCTTAACGTTTAAGAGGGAAAAATGGCGACATTAGAAAGCAGATTGACAGTCAATACCCGTGGTCATGACCTCGGAGGCGACGGAAAATTCAAAGACGACAAAACAGTACTACAGGACGCAGGGCGCTCAACAGACCTGTTGTTTTTAACTGTTATGGCAGAAAAACAAAGTGATGGAAAATTAATTCCATTGACTGACATTAACCCCGCACTGACAAGCGCAAGTTTGCTTTGTGGATCAAGTGGGGCGGTTACAGTATACCAATTTGCGGACGCTGAGTTTGCGATTACGATTGACGGTACTTTGACAAATATCCAAGTCGATATGACTGCAATTGTA